TATCCTCGGCCCCGCTATCTCCATGTACTGCCACTCGCGCTCGATGCCCACGAATCGGCGGTTGAGGTTGGCGCACGCGACGCCCGTGGTGCCGCTGCCCATGAACGGGTCGAGCACAGTGCCATTCTCGGGCGTTACTAGCTTCACGAGCCATTCCATGAGCGCAGTCGGCTTGACGGTAGGGTGAACGTTCCCCTCGCCCCTGTCCTTCTTGGAAGCCTTCGCGCAGTAGAAGAACCTGTCGGCGCTCGTCGGCTCGCGGCGCTTTCCAGGTTTCGCGGCGAAATTCGTGGCTCCGTTGTCTGCATAGGTGCGTTCCGCGCTTTCCTCGCCGTCCCTAAGCGCGTTGAAGAAACGCGCCGCGCTGCCCGAGTCGCCGCGCTTGGTAAACGAGTGCCTGCCGTTGTAATCACCGTAGCACACACCGTCTGCGGGATGCGACGGCTCGTCGCCCGTCACGTCACCCTGCTGGCCCTTGCTGTTAGGGAATAAGTCGAGCACCATCTGCGAGCCGTCGTGGACGAGGTTCGCGGGGAAGCGGCCTACGTGCTGAGATTTCTTGGCTGTATTGAACGTCCCGTACAGCTTCGGGAACTTGTCGCCGCCCTGAGTCGTGATAATCTCGTCTCCGACCCTGCATGCGTCGATGTTCAGCGCGCCAACGCCCCACGTGAGCACGTTATGCGCCACCGTGCCGTCTAGCGGCTTACGGGCGACTATGATCGGCTCCCATGCTGGTTTCAGGCAGGTTCCCCAGCCGTCCCATTGCTTTGCTTCGTCTGTTGCGGGTTCCGTGATATCGAGCATGCTTGTCGGCAAATCAGAGCATCCTTCAGTCTCGCGCCACTTCTTAGATATGACGTGCTCGGGCCGCTTTCCGATGACTTCGCGTTTTGCACCAGCAGCTTTATCTATTGCCTTGGCAACGTCCATGCTTTTCGGGAATCCGCTGCCGTATGTCCACATCACGCAATCGCGTATCTCCCAGCCAGCGTCCTCGATGGCGCACGCCATGCGATGAAACGTCCGCGTGCCGCCGAAGCAGAGCAGGTGCGCGCCTGGCTTCGCGACGCGTAGGGCTTCCTTGAACACGGGCGTCATCGCGGCTTGGAACGCTACCATAGACTTCTGCACCTTCGAGCCGTACCCGTAACGCGCCTTGGAGCGCCCGTAGGGGTTGTCGGGCGTTACATAGTGCTCGTCGCCTGGTTGCTTCGTATCAGAGCCGAACGAGTCCCATCCCTTGTTCATGAAGGAAAGCCCGTAAGGCGGGTCCGTCACTATCGCGTCCACCGAGTTGTCTGGCATGGTGCGCATAACGTCCATGCAATCGCCCAAGTGCAGCTTGCTCATGCTACCCCTTCCTGTTGTCCCACACGCATATCATCGACGGGAACGGGGCGGATGCGCCGACTGGCATGCCGCCAAGCTCGTATTTCACCCTCCCCCTCAAAAACGTCACGTCGGCAATGTGGTAGATGTAATCGTGAAACCATGCCGTGTCCGTGCGGGCAGGCACCAATGCGACGACGCACGTGTTCGGCTCCCTCGCGCTCTCGTATGCCTTCCTTATCCATTCCTTCATGCCGCGCCCGTATGGAGGGTTCAGGAACACGGAAGCCCCCCCCACGGCTGTTTCAGGCCATCTTGCTCGATGGTGTAATGCCTTTCGCACTTCGCATTGGCATCCGTCGATGCGGGATCGAGGTCAAAATGGTATACGGCATCGAGCTTGTCGAAAAGCGCCTGCGGAGTTTCCCAATCGTCTCGGTTTGAGGTCATGGCCGCTGCCCCTGAAACGTAAAAATTGCTTGTCATGCTACCCCTTCCATGTGCTCGTCACCATCTGGATGTATTCGTCGTAGTAGTCCAGCAGCGTCACGTAGGCGTCGAGCTCGGCCATGAAGCCGTCAATCCTGTTGGCCGGGTTGTTATTGCGCTTGTCGGGCTGGATGTTCTGGTTCACGTCCGTCTTTACCTGCACGTTCATGCGGCACCACCTGTTAATCGGGTGCGCGTTGTCCACGACCCTTCCCATCGCGTAGTCGGCCTTGAGCCGCTTCATGGGGTCGGAGAGCGTCTGCACTCCCTGCCTCACCTTGCGCACCCTGCTCTCGCCCACGAACAGCTCGAGGTTCTTGACGGTCGAATCGTCCATGTGCCACGGGTCGAAGCCGCAGGCGAAGCAGTACAGCTTCTCCTTGCGCAGCTCCTGCAGCCATTCGAGGAACACGGACTTGGGGATGTGGTTTCCAGGCACGACGCGCAAAAGCCCCTGCGACTCCCACAACCGGTACGGCACGCTGTCCCGCTCCTTCGTGAACCCGGCGTCCTCCCTCTTGGCGAGCTGGTCCTCCGGTATCCAGTACATGCTCCGCTCGTATATCGTGTCGTCCACAAGCGTGCCGTCCTCGTGCCGCTCCCCCCGCATGAATAGGAACTGGGCTGCGGAGAGGTCGATCGAATCCGATGCGTCGAACCCCGCTATGCCGTATTTGAGGCCGATCGTTGACATGTCCAGCTTCTTGTCCGAGCCGCATTCGGCGTACGACAGCCACGAGGTCGACTGGTTCTGCATGATGTTGAAGTGCTTGACGAGCACGGCGGGGCGCTGCGCCGGGTCTGCCTTGGCCTTCTCCACGAGCGGTTCGAGCTTGTCGAGGGGTTTGACCGTCCCGAGACCAGGGTTGCTCTTCAACCACGTGTCGGGTTTCAGCCACTCGTCGGCCTCGTCCTGCTCGTAGATCACTGGCAGGAAGCGGTCGTCCTCGACCTCTCCTTCTAGTATGCGCTTCGCGTACTCGTACTGCGCGTCCCCGATGGAGTTGCGCACGAAGTTCGCGGTCGTGAGCTCCCACATCATCGGCTGGGAGCGGGTGAGGGCGAGGCGCATCTGGTCGTACGGGCCTCTATCGTCCCACGCGGCTATCTCGTCGGCTATGACCAGGTGCGGGTTCGGGCCGTCGAGCGACTTCGGCGAGCCAGACAGCGTCACGACGTAGCCGTTCGTGCGGTCGCACACGATGCCCTGCTTCTTGCGGTCCTTCACCTCGCCGGTCCGCTCCCACTTCGCGAGCGCGGGAGACTGCCTGCGCATGGTGTCCACGCCGCCGTAGCAGAGTCCCGCCTGCGGCTCGTTCGACGCGATGCAGTATATCTCGGGCTTGCCCTCGCCGTCCGAGGTCATCATGTAGTGGGCGATTGCCGCGATCATGCTGGTCTTGCCGCATTTCTTGGCGACGTACCAGAACACCTCGTTGTACTGCCGCAGCCCGTCGTCGTCGACGAAGCCGAACGCCGTCTCGATGACGAACTTCTCGTACGGCTCGAGCACCATCGGCTTGCCGAACTTCCTGCCCGACGGGACGCAGCAGAACTTCTCGATGAAGCGCACGGGCCTCCTCGCCCTGTCGCGGTCGTAGCGCCACCGCCTGTACCCTCCCGAGAAGCGCGGTTGCAGCATCTCGCAGAGCCGAATCAGCTTCTTGCACGCGACTATCTTGCCATCGAGCACGTCGCGGCAATACTTCTCCGCTGTCGTGAGGTCGCTCACAGGAGCGCCCCATGCTCGTACATGTCGATGCGGTTTCCGATCCACGCCATCACTGGGACCGCCATCGAGTTTCCCATCGCCTTGTAGCGCGGCCCGTCCGGGCATTCCTCGGCGGGCTTGCCCCGGTAGGGAACCTTGGTCCAATCGTCCGGGAATCCCTGCAACCGTTCGCACTCCTTGGGCGTCAGCCGCCTAATCTCCATGTCGTCCTCCATCACCCGAGGTACCCCCCCCGCAGTCAGCGCGTAGGACAGCCCCGAATCGCTCGTCGCGATCTGCTGCCCCGGCCGCTTCGAGAAGGCGGGCGCCATCGTCCACGTCATCAATCACCACCACGTCGTTGCCCCACCCCCCCCCGCACGGAGCGTGTGGCATATGCCCTCGCTCGCGGTCGGGGTGGTGTCGAGCCTAACCGCCCATTCCAACCAGAACGACCTTCCCCTCGTTCACGTACTCGCTACCCACGCCCTTGTGATCTCGGGCGCACAGCGGCCCCGTCACATCGTCTCCGTTGCTGGCAACGCAACTAGCGGATGACCCCCCCCGACCTTCAACGAGCCGCACATGTCCTCCTCTATGGCGGCCTTGCCGTTGTCGTCGGCGACGCAGACTATCGGCTGCTCGTGGCTCGCGTTGAGAGTTGGCGATTTGTCCACTTCTATGACAGCGCGCTCCTGCGAGCTCTCCATACACACGACGTTCTGCCCACGATCGACGCAAGGTGACGAGTCGGCTCTAGCTGTCAAGGTGCCAGCCACATCGCCGAATTGCGTCGAGACCAAGGCGTTGCTATTTGTCGTGTCTACGGTGAAAGCGATGCCGTCCTCATCGTGTATGCGCCCGTTCTGCGATAGGTGGTCGGTTTTGAACGAAAGCACGGCTGGCTGGTGATAGTCGGCGGTGAGCGTCGGGGATTGCTCGTCACCGTAGCCTACCCCTCCCGCTCCGCTCCCCTGGTGGAACTTGAACCCTGCGCTCGCTCCCGCAGAGCTTCCTCTAGCTGCGGCGGCAAGGGCTTTTCTCTTTTCTCGGCTCGGCGGATTATCCCCTCGCAGGCTTTCGCGCTCAAAGAGTACTTCGACGGGACCGGAAGGGTCGTCTCCAGTATGTCCGACAAGAAAGACGCGCCTGCGCCGCTGTGCCACCGGCCCGAAGAGTCCCTGACCTCCGAAGTCGGGTACTCTGGCGAATTGAGCGTCAAGAACTCTCCATGCGCAGCCATACCCGAGTTCTCCCATTTCACGGAGGAGCTGCCGGAAAGCCCCCCCCGCTTCGCCTTCGAGCCCTTTCGCTGAGAGCGCCCCTGGGACGTTCTCCCAGACGAACCATCTGGGGCGTACTTCATCAACAGCCCGTATGTACTCAAACATGAGTCGTGAAGCGCCTTGCAGTGACTCTCTCTTTCCTGCGACGGAGAAAGACTGGCAGGGGCTTCCTCCCACCACAAGGTCAACTGTCCCGTATCGTTCATTGAAATCGCTCCAATCCACTTTGGTTATGTCCCCGAGGTTGGGGACGTTCGGGAAACGCTCGGCGAGCACCGCGCTGGGGAACTCATCTATCTCGCAGAACGCCACAGGCTCCCAGCCGAACGGCACCCATGCGACGGAAGCGGCCTCCACGCCGCTGAACAGGCTTAGGTAGCGCATGGCGTCACCCCCGTGGGAAATCTGCTCATAAGGACCACTACTCCTTAATGCAAAACGCCCGCCAAAGGTGGTAGTGGCACCGATGGCGGACGCATAGCGGATGATAGCATATTCAGCTCGTCGTGGGCCACTACCCCACGAGATTCATTATACCACAGAATCGGTGTTTGAGCTGCATGTATGCTATCCACGAATCGGCTCCACGGCGATTATCGCGGCCTCGCCGTCGCGCATGGCCGGACGCCGCTCGAAGTAGTTGATGTAGTGCGTCTCGTAGAGCGCGTGCGAGTAGTCCGCCGTGTGGTGGCACACGTTCAGATTGTGCCAATCACCGCACGACGGCTTGCCGCATTCCTTCTTGCCGTCGCAGACGTACAGCATGACAGTCGGCAGGCCGAAAACGTCGGCTGCATCCGACTGCGAGATTGGGATGCCCATGTCCGCCCCCTATGCGTTAAATTCAGCCAACGGGTCTGATTCTTCCGCCGGTTTCTCGGCGCGAATCTTCTTGAGTTGGTCGAGCGCGAGATTGGCAGTTTGGAGGTAGTTTTTATAGCTACCTTGGAGTGGATTCTGTCGTTTCCCATGTAGTCCGTCCACCATCAGACCTTGCTCGTCGAGAATCTGGCGGCACTCCTCCGCCTTCGCGTACGACCAGCAGAGGTTGCCCACCAGTTCGGCTACCATGGGGTCGTTCATGTCGTACTTGCCGCTGTCCACCACCGCCTTGTAGCGGTCGGTATCCTTGATCGCGGCGATGCTGTAGGTGTCCTTGCTCATTCGGTCTCCAATCCCGCCATCCGCGCGAGGTTCCTCAACGCGGGCATGTCGGCCAGTATTTCCCTCTCGTCATCGGTCAATGGCAACCGTTGTCCCCTCATGTTCGCAATCGTCTTGGACAGGCTGGGCTTCGGCTCGTCGGTCAGCTCCCACTTGTAGCCGTCTCCACGGTTCACGCACACGAGGTCGTAGTCCTCGTTGCCGTCTAGGAACAGGTTGAGCATCATCACGCACGCGACGGCGCTCTCCAGCGTGACCGTGGGCTTGACCTCGACGGTGATGCTGCCGACCTTGTTAGCCATTGTCCGCCTTCCTCATGGAGCCGTTCACGTTGCCCATGTGCTTCTCGAACGCAGCGAAGTAGCTGTTGAACTTCACGGCGTCTTGCTCGGAGACCATGGCGTTCGCATCGACCAACTGCGCGAGCGCCACGAGGGCGTTGCCGAGGTAGTCCACCGCTTTCACGAGTTCGTCATCCATCCTCGTCCTCCCCCATGTGCGGCATTCCGTCCGCGTCGAACCACACCCCGCGCCTGCTCTTCGGCGGGGGCTTCACGTACGTCCCGAGCTCGCCGTGCCTCGCCTCGTGGCACTTGTGGCACAGCCCTGCGAGCTTGCCTACGTCGAAGGCCACGGAGGGGTCGTCGTGGTTCTCGGGGGTGAGCGCCGTCGTGTGGTGGACCTCCATGATGTCCTGGCGCTCGGATTTCGACCCGTGGAGCAGGAGGGGCTTGCCGCAGTCCGCGCACATGCCGAACTGCCGCTCGTAGACGAGCTTGCGTATCGGTTCCCATCCGTCGTGCCCGTAGACGGCGCGTTGCCAGGGCTCGAGGTTGTGGTAGCTCATGCAGCTCCCGGTAAATCGCGTGATTCTTCTTTGATTGTACCATCAAAAGGACGCAAAAACCACTTTTTCCGGTTTTTCCCGCACCGAATTTTGCC